CGGGAGACTTTATCTATAAAGGACTTTGACCCAGATATGCCAGCAAAGTACTTCTTTTTGTATTGAAATGCTTCTTTCTCAGACACATTCAATTGATTAGCAAGTCTGGCCTTCCCTATACCATAGATAACTCCAAACGTAATGTTCTTCGCCATCTGCCTATAAAACTTATATTCACTACTACTCTCATCTACCCCAAAAGCAATTTTTGCTGCTTCCCCATGAAAATCTACATCTTCTCTTGCCAAGAGTGCATCAACGTCTTCATTGTGTAAATAACTCAGGAAGACTCTAACTTCCATCTGAGAATAATCAAATGACACTAACCTGTACCCTTTCCTAGGAATAAACATTCTACGCATTGCTACCTGTTCTCTATCCTCAGGGTCAAAGGATTCGTCCCCCACAAAGCCCCAGGTGTCCAATACATGGTTACTAAGGTCTAGGACTGCACTAGTACCTTTAGCGGCTATAATGGCGTTTATACGGCCTTTAACGGTATTCCTTTCGTCCTCTGTAAGTTCCCTATCCAGCAACTTGAAATGGGTTCTGGGGATGTTTTGGAGATTGGGTTCTTTAGAAGACAGCCTACCTGTTAACGTTCCCCAATTACAGTACGAAGTATGCATTACAGAAGCATCTAAATATGGTTCCAGATAAGTGGACTTCAATTTCTCTAATGCCCTATATTGTCTAATGTATCCTGCTAAGGGGTCATCTATCTGAACTAATGCCACCTCACTCCAAGACTCTTTTCCCTTAGGAGTCTGAATAGATGACCTAATGCCCCTCTCATTCAGGAGTTCTCCTACTTGTTGCGAACTATTTATATTAAACTCTTTATTAGCTAAGTCATAAATTTTAGCCTCTACCTCATTTCGACGTTGGTCAATTCTAGTAATAGCATCTTGGACATACGCCGTGTCAATAGATATACCTTCGTTCTCTAAAGAATATAGAACCTTAGTTAAATCGAATTCTAGATTCATGACATCAACTTGGTTACTTTCTAAAATCTGTTTAAGGGTTTTAACGTAGAGCTTATGCGTCCAATACACATCTTGCTCACAATATGGCCCTAGTAGTTCAGGGGGGGATAAGGAGAAGTCTTTATGCCACTTATGAGAGCGTAATTCCTTCTTTGTGTCCTTATCGTAGGATGCCGCTGCTTCCCCGTACACCCTTTGAATTGTGTGGGTCAGCCCCAATTCCTTTACAGAAGCTGGTTCAGTTAAGCGAACCATGACAATCACATCAGCAAAAACCACTTCTTCAGGTGGTTTATATCCTGCTTTCTCTAGAAACTTGAGGTCAAACTTGATGTTATACCCAACCAACTTATCTGTTTGTTCCAGGCATCTCATCAATCGCTGTAATTCCGTTGGGCCTAAATTATCTCCCTGTTGATGCATAAAGGGGAAATAGTATGTGTCCTCACCATATCCAATCCCCACCCCACACAATTGGTTACGGCCAAAGGCATCTAAACCATTCGTCTCTACATCAACTACGATATGACTTGTAGGATTGTGGGCCAAATCTTTTTCAAGTTGGCCCACATAATAGTCAAAGTCTATGGCAGTCTTAACTAACATTAAAACAAATCGTCAGCATCAGTGCTAGAAGCAGTAGACACACCAGCCATTGCTGGAGCTTGCGTAGTCTGCCCACCATAGCGAGACTTAAAGTACTCTTTAATCGTAGGCAAGTCTGCAATCTTCGCCTCTTCATCACTAGGAATTTCTTCTTGTCGAGCAGTAGCCGCTAGTTGGTAAGACGTATCAAACATCCCAGTGCCAGTACGCTTAATTCGCATAACACCCTTATTTAGACCACTCCAATCATTGTAAATATCAACGAGTTGGTTCCAAATATAATCACTACGCCCAAAGGTTAGGGAGATAATACGGAAATCATGTATGCTTTCCTTGTAAACCTTCTTACCACCTGGGCCTTGCACAACTTCCCAATCATCATTGCGCCGTTCAGTATGAATAATTTCATGGACATATGCCCAAAAAGCAAACTTATGAGAAGGGCGTTGATTATCCGGTACCTCACTCTTATCTACATCAGCATCATCTAGTAGATTTACCCAACGACTTCCAGAATTGTAGGTGTACATGTACAAATCATCGAGGTTAGTATCGCCTTCTTCCCCTGTTGCTACTGAAGATAGGAATGCTTGGTCACCATCCCTAAACCAGATTTCTCTCCCTGGAACCCCATTACTTCCACCTTGACCCTGAGTCCTAGTTTCCCGTGCTTCTTGAATTCTTCCTATTCCACTCATATAATTCTCCTTCCTTAAAAAAATGTTCTGCTATTTATAATACTTAGAAGTTCATCGCTATTTCTTACATCCTGTACATCTTTGTACTCCTTTGGCAATTTCACATAGCTTACCACAAAACTTTTGGATAAGCAACCCATAGCTTTTTGAAAACCTATTTGGCCTGCTTCATCATTATCTAAGCATAGCACCAATTCTTCGGTTTGTAAACCCAAGGTTAATGCTTCTTGAGCTTTAGACAAGGATGCCCCTAAGAGGGCTACGCTAGGGCACCCATGCTGGTCTAACCACATAGTATCTAACGTACCTTCTGTAATACAGACAAAGGGGGTTTTCTCTACCCTTAAATGTTGCCCAAACAACACCCTAGATTTCTTTAACCCCTTAGAATATAAATATTTGGGGGTCATATATTGCCTACGCCTAACCCAACCAACTAAACGAGAGATGTCATCTTTAATTGGAATGATTAAACTATTCTCACTGTCTATCCCACAACCCCATTTTTGAAGGGTGGGTTTATCAAACCCCCTATCAAATATCCATTCAGGAACATATCCTTCTTTAAACGGGAATCGTACTTCAGGCATAATACTATCATCTACTATCAATCCGTCAAACATATTCAGGTTAAAAACAGATGTGTTGATTAAGACTTTCTGTGTTGCTTCCTCATAACTAATGTCTAAGTACTTCATTAAGAAGCCATATAAGGTACCTTGCCCACAGCCTGCAAAACAAATCCATACCCCCTTCTCAATGTTTATCGAACATGAATCAACAGTATCTTCATGGAAGGGGCACTGGAGGGTAAACTGGTCTTTATCAATAGGGACAATAATCCCTATATCTGCCAATACATTGGCCCACTCAGTCATTAGAAATCGTCTGGGGCTTCAGCTATAAGGCCATTATTAACTTGCCAGTCTAAGATGGCAGTATTCAAAGGCATGACTCCATCTCTATACTTCTGAAAGGCTAGGAGTCGTTTCTCACTTTCATCTTCAATCATACACATAGACATGACTACATCAGAAGCCCGTAACAGAGCATCCCCAAAAGCTACTTGGTCTGCCATAGGTGGCATAAACACATCCGATGCTTCTTTCGTAGCTTGTGTAGAAACAAACATAGCTGTGTTTGTAGATAAGCATATATTCTTCAAGCCATAAAATAACATGTGTGTCTGTTCCCACATAGCTTTAAAACTTCTACTAGAAGTAGTGATTAAATAAACGCCATCAATAACTACAAAGTCTGGTACATACTTCCGAATAAGGTTATGAATACTTTCTAAAGATATGCTAGACTCCCCCTCAATGTGGTCACACACTAACAAAGGCACATTATCTAGATTACGTAGAAATTCCTGATAAGACTCTTCATCAATTGGATTACCATTACGTAAATCAGCATGGGAGAAGTTATACCCCATAGCCTTACCCATGACTACATCCGTTCTCATGTTCATTTGAGCGGCAGGCATCTCAGTAGATATCAAAAGGGTTTTATGCCCACTCAATGCCGCTGTAACAGCAGCTTGGACACATACCCAAGACTTACCTACTGATGGCCTAGCAAATAGGGATACCATTTCGCCTGGAAGCCACCCAACACCTAATCTATTAATGGAATGGAATGGGGTTGGAATCCCCATAATCCCATCACCCATTCGACGTTTCTCAGTGCGCTTTTTCCATTCATCATAACGATTTTCAGCTTGTGTATTATAAAATAACACATCTTCATCATAAATCACCGACACATCTTGAAGCCCATGATTTATGTTCGCTAATGCATGTTTAGGATTTTCAGATAACAAATCTTTATTATCTTGGAAGACACCGATAACTTGTCTAAACAACACTTGGTCTTGAAAGGTATCTAAAGCATACTCAAAATTTAAGTTTTGAGCTGCTGGGTTTAATGTGGGGAAATTTTCACAAAGCGTTTCAGGGCTGGGGACTTCGCCATAAGTATCATAATGAGTAGTAACAAATTTGTATGCATCTCCATGTTTAGCAAAATCTTTTCCTGAGTATTTAAATTTTCTAAAGGTTAATCGGTCAGTGAGGCCGAAAACGACACCAGATTCAATAAAATCAAAGTTCTCCATATCTTCTCCAAAGTATTAAACTTTAGATATAACTCTGTTGGAATCCCCATGAATATAAACATCTAAATCATGACGTTTAACATCCTGGGCTTGGACAAGGGCTTCTTCTAAGTTAGTGAATGTGCCCCATGTTTGGATACCTTCAGTGGCTTTATCTATGCTAATAACTCTATACTCTTCCTGCGTCATTGTCAACCCTTGTTTCCGAAACATCCCCCCGCGTCGAGTTCTTTTCCTCATTTAATGCCCCCACAAGTAATTTTTCTCGTACTGTTTGCCGTATCCTATATGCTGGTTCCCCTAAGTCTTCGGTAATTTCCTCCATAGTTAATCCCTCTAATCTTAGAGTAATGAAAGCCTTTTCTAATTCATCTAATGCACATTCTTGTAAAAATTCATTAAACTCAACATCAGTAGTAAAATCTATGGGATAAGTTAGAGCCTCTAAAATTTCCGTAGATTGCATAGGCATTGTCGAAAACACCGATTCTACATCATCCAAACTTTCAGTAGGAGGATTCAATTTCTGACTTTTAGTAATTAAAGTTCTAATAGTATTAACCATTGCAGTATGTAAATACGTGTGGAATAACACACCACGGTCTTCTTCAAATCCTTTAGCTGCTTTTACAATTGCTAATCGAAGTTCTTGTGTTAAATCTTCTCTATCCAACCCTACAATGTACGTATTAGAAGCCATGCGTTGTACTTTCGGTTCCCATTGCTGAATCAACTCGTCATTAATCTCCATACTATTCTCCTAAAAACTTCTTTTAACTATCTTTACGTCCTTTATAGTAACAAGGTTTGCTACAGTATATCTTATTATACTTCCTTCTATGCCTCTGTGTCACCTCTGACCGTTTCAAATAAAAGTCTACATGACAAAAAGAACAAGTGACTTTCATACGATAATAAGTGAAATGGCAAGAACCACTACATATATTGACGCGGGTGCCAACAGGTTCGTTACATTGTTTGCACCTATTGAATTTCTTCTTCTTAGGAACACTAGTATTTAAATCTTCCTTCCGAAGAATTTTATGGACGTATTGTTTAGATACGCCCACTTCTTTTCCTATCTCCACAGAGTTCATTAAGGGGTTCTCTGTACGGAGTTGTATTATTTGTTCTTTACTACCCATTATTTTCTAACACTTCTATCCTAGCCTGCATTTTCTTTAACTCTGATAATAACAAGACACTAAGTAATGGGTAGTCAATAGATTTAGGCTCTTGATTTTTATCAAGGACAACTAATTCTGGTAAAATTTCATTTACTTCTTCAGCAATCATCCCAAAAGAATTTTCGCCTACTTCTGTATAAGATGTAGTTTCATCAGTTTCATCATTCCACACTTCAATGAGTTGGTCTTTAAATTTAAAGTTTCTAGGTACTAAATCATATAGCTTAGAAGTATCAATTGTAAGGTCTACAATATTTTCCTTCACCTTTCTAGTAGAACTCACTTCAGTTACTAAACCAGAAGTATTATGTACTTTTAAGTAGTTTGTACTTGATGAATTAGTGCCTAAATTTTCATGGTATACATTCGGGTCAGTTGTAAACAACCGTCCAGTACGAACTTGATATGCAGGAGAGGTAGAACTTCCACAGTAAGGACTAGTGCCGTTAAAATAAATATTATTTACATACATTCTAGAAGTTGTTCTGGAACTAACAGCAGATTGTAGAATATTAGTACCAGTAAAAACAGCTACATAATTGTTAGTTCCACCTGTATGACTACCATCATGTCCAGAAGCTAGTGTGTGCTGATGGCTACCTGTTGTGTGGGCCTCAGAGCTAGTACTTGCACTTGATTCACCTGTATATGCAATGGTGATTGTATCAGTTGATGTATTTCCTACAATACTAATCCCTGCTCCATTTGTAAAGTTTAAGGTATCATCCCCTGTAGCCGTAAGA